ACATTTGCGTACGGTGGTGTGACGATAGTGGATAGTACGCATGTACTAGACCAATAATCGAATCGTCCATAGTACAACTGTACTACCAACTTTACAAAATGTAACAATAGTACAAGTGTACTAACTAATACAAATGTACTATAAATTGAATCATAAGCTAAACTAATAAGTAATATATCTAATATAAATATAACGCATACCATATATAGTGCAACCCCTATGTCTTGATACCCACACATAGCCCACAGATGCCCGCACTAGTACATTTGTACTACCCCGCAAGGCCAGCTCGTGATTATATCATAGCACCCCCCGAGGTGTCAATAGGTATATATACTCAACGGGCGATAGTGGTACATATGTACTACTCCCGCTAGGTACCATAAAAATATTTGACTGTCTAGTACGGATAACCGTACCTTGACAATACTGTTACAGTACCGTAACGGGGTAGATTGCAGGGGATCGCACGTATAATACCCCACAAACAATTTTTTCAAAATTTAAGACACCCTATTTCTTTTTAAATATTCTGTTGAGATGCTGTCTTTGCAACTCTAGTTTCATCTGGGCTAAGGTAAGAAGTGGCCAACGCTGTAGTTTAAGTGCTAATCTAAATCTTTTATACCATCTACTCTTCTTAATCCTACCCCACAACTGCTGTATAGTCATGGTTGTAATGTACGTAGGTGCTATAGTGTTAGTAGTAGGGTGGTAATATACAGTACGAGCGTGTTCCTCGTAGGAAGAGGGAGTTTTACGTCCCTCTTTGACCGCTGTTTCCACCCACGAGGAGCACCACTTCCCCGTGTCTTATGAAGGGGTTGGTCAAAACCAAGTCATATCGCCACTTCCAGAGATGCCTCTAGCCTCCTTACGTTGGTCTAAATCCATTCCCAATACCATATGGTTAGCTTCAGCTTGAGGATCATCCATCCAAGCCTCTAGGTGGTCTAACCACTCTTCTCTTCGTCTGTCTTTTATTTGTTGTTGAGCAGAGATTGCGAGGGCATCTGTAAACCATTTAACGCCTTGGGCGAGAGAGTCGATTCTGTCATCGTGTCTAACAGCCCCTTTTTCTCTGCACATTCTGCTGATTTGGTAAGCAAGCATATATTGGAATCTATTTTCAGTTGCTTCATTAGCATTTGACGCATAATCCCATTCAATAACCTTGGGGTCAATAACCAACCTATGCTGATTAAAAACAGGCTCAAGGCTACTAATAATACGCTCTTCTTTACGGACATTTGCTCTAGTCTCCTCTATGTCTATGTTTGTTTTTGTCGTCTGACAATGCTTTCTAAATAGCTCTGATACAATACCATCGCCAAAGTTGCTTTCGATGAGCAATGTACTCGCACCATACTTTCTACACCTCTTTAGTATTTCTAATAATGTGTGATCGCTATAACCGTCTCTAGAGGCGTAAACCTCATGTAGGTATATAAAACCATTTAACTGTGATAAGAAGCATGCTACAGTCTCATCTGAGCCCCTTCCAGAGGGGTCTACCGAGCATATAGTCTCGCTATACTCAACCCACTCACCTTGAACAGCCATAGGGCTGTAATAGTAGTCTCCGGGGAGCCCCGCACATGGCAGGTCTTTTATTAGATTACGTGGATCTGAGCACCATATGATGTTTTCTGGTGCATGTGTAGGGTTTACAGGTGTAACAATTAGGTCTGCAAACTTTAATGGGAATTTTTCTGCGTCAGACAGTGTAGTGTCTAACATAAACTGTAGCATAAAGTTGCTACGTCCCATAGATGCTTCTCTTTCTAACAGGTCTGACTCTTTAAAACGTGTATCTGTAGGTTTCCATGCCATATCTCCCTGTTCTATGTCCTCTACCAGCTGTGGAGCTAGTAAACCATCATACATAGCAATCTTGCGGGGGTATCTAGCTGGCCATACAAAGGGTCTATAGCTACGTTCTCGTAGTTTATTGTAGACAGTAAAAGTGGTTTGAGGAGTTCCCAAGAACATAATCCTAGAATCACGCTTAGGAGTAAGGATAGACTCACATTCAGTAACCAACTGTAAAAGTTTTTCACGTTGTAGTTCTGTCATACTGTTGTTTGGTACTTCGACATCATCTAGTACCATAAGGTCAGCTCTAGATCCTGTAAGCTGTCCTGTTATACCCACAGACTTAACTGAGGGTGCTTGGTGCGGGGCTGCTGGCCCTACATCAAATGATATACGTGACCAACGCTGGTCATCATTCTTAGGTTTTAACTGCGATAACCAAGGTACTTCTAGTATTAGTCTTTGACAGAAGATTGAGAATGAGTCTGCTCTATCTTTTGAAGCAGAGACGACCATAATCTTTTTATCTGGGTTATTGAATAAAGTCCAAAGGACAAATGCAGCAGTAATCCAAGACTTACCAACGCCACGAAACGCTTGGATTTGTAATCTTTTTGGGCCATGTTGTAGATACTCAGCGATACATAATTGTGCCCTTGTAGGGGCGGGTAGGTTTAAATGTGTCCAAACAGCAGTTAGAAAATACCTAAAGTCTTTTTGGAGTTGTGATTCAATTTTCATCTGTCATAAACTCATCGTACTTTGATTTAGGTTTATTTATAACGTATGGTGTGTTAAAAAGGTTTTCTTCGTTTTTTCTACGTGTTGTCAACCCTTCACTTGTAATAAGTGGCCCTGCGGGGTTCTCAGGGTTTTCATGTTTGTTGTACAACTTAAAAGCATCACTAATAACTTTTTTATCACCTGTATTTAACCCTTTCTGCATAGTTTCAAAACCAGATGGTGCGTCTACAAAGTTAGCTCCTACGTTATATGTAAAAGACATTATTGCATCAATCTCATTTGGATTCATGTTTTGCATCTCAGGGTAAGCATTACGTAACTTTTCTTCAACAGTGCCTACATAGAAGTTTAGTAACTCATCAGCTCTAGCCTCTGTTATAGAAGGGTCTTGTAAAGTAACAGGACGACCATCTTCATAAAAAGTTGTACCTTTACCTATTGTTGGTATACCAGCACTGTCTAAATAAGGTTCTGCTCTAAAACCTTCACTAGCTGATATTTCATCAAATAGTCTATTACTGTGGTTTAATTTTTCAAGTTTCTTGGTCGGTGTTGTCGTCATAGCTAATACTCATGTCATTTAATCCTTTTACCTCTGAAGGTAATATTTTTACCCCTGGCTCACTACGCCATTCTTCACAAAAATCACACAGTCTATGGTAATCTTTGACTGCATCATCTACAGCTTTTTTGGCTTTGTAATCTACGTATTGAGGTTCAAACCATAGCAAAAACCACACCATAGCCCAACGTAGTGGTCTAGGTGTAGCATATGCAATGTCCTTAAGTTCCTGTAATAGTAGTTTGTTTGGGTTAAATAGTTTGTTCACTAATCCAATTTAGTATTAAGGTTTCTCGTAGTGGGTTTGGTGGAAAATTATTTCTAAACCACACTAACCAGTTGTGACTTCCTTTTTCTTGATTACATCGTCTACAGGCAGGAACGCAGTTCTTAGACATGTGACTGCCACCCAGACATCTGGGACGCACATGGTCAATGGTAAGATCAAATTCATTGTGTCTTTCTCCGCAATAAATACATTCATAATTGTTTGCCTCCTTAATAGCTTTTCTCCAGAGTTTTTTAGCGTCTGTTGATGTCATGACTATTAAGTTTTGTGTGTAATGTTTATAAGTAGGAAGTACTGGTATCATTTTTTAGCACGATTTCTTGCTCTGTTTGTTGATGGGTTCTCTCTCACTAATCTTCCTGACTTAGTGTGTGAAAAATCTTTACCGCCTTTGCCATACACACCTGCTCTTCTTCTAGCTGTGTTGAGTTCAGCACGGTACTTTTTGTTTTCTGGGCTTTTGTTACGTTCTCGTTGAGACGCATTTTTCTTCGCCCTTGACTTAGGATTATCACGGTAAAATCGTGCAGTTTTTCTAGGGTTTTTTACAGTTCTAGGAGCCATTATTTTATTACCGATTTTTGTACTGTGTCAAAATCGACAGTTGGCATAATGTCTGCTAGTTGAGATAACGGTGACGTGTCAAACGCTACACCTGTTATATCGTTTTTATATAGCCAGTCAGCAGCAGCTTTTAGGTCAGCGGTAGTAGCTTCACCGCTACGTATTCTGTCTATAAGTTCAGTTGTAACTAATTGATGTAACTCGTTAAACTGTTCTTCTCCTGCTCTATTCTGTTTCATAATTTAAGTTTAAGACGTATCTTAATTTAGTGTCAGTATTCCATAGAAGTGCATGCTCCATATTGTGTGGGAATACTACCGCTCTATTGGCTTTTGATGACACTTTTTGACCTGTTTCTCTAAAAGTTGTTTGACCATTATTATCATTTAAGTAATAACAACATGTAATAAGATCTTTTTCTTTACAATGGTTTTTCATATCAACATGATAGTTACCTAAGTACTGTTTTGTAGCAGCAAATGTAACATTAACTCTTGCCAAATAAAGTTTACTAATACCTAATGCTTCATTTAATTTATTAATACACGGAGTTAAATCATGCCACGTATATGACTTAACAACTTGACATTCATTTATCTGTGTATACATTATGGCTTGAGCTTGAGTTTCGTGTAGCTTGTCACCGTGCATTGTGTTTTCGCTTGGATGTGCCGTAAATGGTAATAAATTATATTCATTACAGGTCATTATTGTATGAGAAAAGAACTCAAACATATCTCGTGGTAGTAGGTCATCAATAACCATAGGTGCGGTTAGGGTCATTCTATATCAAGTCCTTTTTTAACAATTTGTAGTGCTCTATCATCAAGTTCATTGTCTGTAGATTCAACTAATTTTTCTAGTAAGTCAACTACAAACTGTTTGAATTTAGGGCTTTTTAAACCTGTTAATACAAGTGGTTTAATTAGAGCTAACATTTGTTCCTCCTTTAGGTAGTAAGTGTGCTGTAAATACGTAATTTATTGTTTTTCTAAACTCTGTGTTTGTTTGGGTAACACCCTGATGTAATTCTTTAGCATCAAAAATTAACATTCTGTTTGCTCTAGACTCACACCTTGCACCATCTTTAAATTCTGTATAACCATTATTATTATCCATATATAATATAGCTGTATATATACCTTTGTTAGCAACTCTTACGTCTGTATGCCAACCAGTTTCGCAATGAATTGGTTTGTTGTTATCATACATTTTATGGTCAAAGTTAATTTTACACCTAAGCATATGTTCCCAATTTGGTATATTTGCTAGTGGTAGTTTTACCATATCAACTAAATTATTATTGTTTTGATCTCTAACAATACGCCCATCTAAATCATACCAACCATCATAAGCATCATGTAATTTAATAGCCATCCTCCAATCATACTCTCCCATAGCCATATCATCGCCATATGCAAGACCTCTTTGCCATTGCCAAGGTATATTAGGATGCCATAATAAATTTTCAAGTATATTAAAATATTCTGGTTTTAAAAAGTCATCGTAAATTAAACGGGTGGGTTCAGTCATTTTCTTAATAAAGATTGTATAGGTACGATGTCAGAACACATGCCATAAACACGAGTTCCAGGGCGTATCGTAAACCCTTTTTGTTGAAGCTCTGCACATTTAAGTGCTCTTACAAGTTCGTAATCAAGCCTCATTTTCTCTTCTTGTCTCTTAGCTATTTCGTGACATTGTTTAGTCAAGTCCTTGTTAAGTGGCACTGAAAAGTTTATTTGAAAGCCCCAGTTTTCTGTAATAACATAACCTTCGTCATCAAACGGTTGAGTGTCATTACCCATATAAAAGGGGCTAAATGTCATTGTTGATCCATTACAAGATATGGCAGAACCATATTGTTGTCTAGACGGTGCTCCATTATTTTGAAATTGCACAGCCTGATTGGTAACATTTCCTGTTGCTGCTGCCACAGGGTTGGACGAGTTATTGGTGTC